ATTAAGGCTAAAATAAAGTCTGACTTTTGATGATTTCATTATTCCGCTACCTTCTTATTGCTAACATTAACAATCGATTCACCTTTTGCATTAATGCGGTGAGTTGCCATTTTTGGTGTGATAAATAGATCTTTATTCTGTATTAATAGTGCTGGCGTCATTTGAAGTAACTTTTTCCATAACGCTGGTTTTGCGTGTTGCTTAACAAACTTACTATCCCAAACACGTTTCCCGCCTGCCATAATAGCCCAATACTTAACCTTGGCAATTTCTTGTTGCCCATCGATACCGAATGAATCAAGCCAATATGTAACCTGGATTGCATCACTTCTGGCGCCGATGATTTCTATTTCCATTTTTAATACTGGCTTCCAATCTGCATCGGTGTACGCCTTATGTGATAAATTAGCATTTGGATCAATCAAGTATTTATTACAGTTTCCGCATATTTTGGCCGCAATGTCATTTTTATGGCCGCAACCTTTCTCAATTAGGATATTGTTTAAGCGTAGATCTTCACATGCTCGGAATTTGAACCAGTGATCGCACGTATCACTCTTGCACTTTCTGGCATGAACACCGCACTCAGTGTCACACTTAGGACAATAAATAAATGCATTATCCTTTTTGTCTTTGGCTTCCATAGCATCATTGAATGTCGGGTTATTGAACAAATCGGCCATTGCCTCAAGTGTTCCGCTAAAGTCTAAAACTAAGTGTTCTTCTTTCTTGATACCTGCATCAATCATCCATTGTTTTGGCAAGCGACGTCCACGACCCAGTAGCTGCTCAAGTAAAACAATGCTACCTATGCGCCGTAAAATTACCGACGTGTCAATAATAGGCGCGTTAAACCCAGTGGTAAAAACACCAATTTGAAATAAATATTTAATCTTACCATCTTTGACTGCGTCAACTATCTCCTTCCGGCCTTCATAAGCCGTATTAGTCTCCGTTTTCTGAGTGGTTACAATCGCCCAAGTTATATCACCAAGCACGCTGGCGGCTTCTTTTGCGTGTTTAAATCCGCTGCATGTGACTAGCACGCCGTTTCTGTCTTTGGTTAGTTCCATAACATCATGCATAATTGCTTGAGTAGTGGATAAATCCATTTTGGCCTGCATACGCTCCATATCGGCTTTTGAATAGTCGGTCATGCTGACCTCTTCAAAATTATTAAATTCTGATAGGTCGTATTGATGATCCGTAAACCCAAAAACATCAGGCACAGTGAAGCCGTTTTCCTTTAAAAATTCACGGTCAATTACTGGCTTTAATTCTTCTGACCAGAATGTGCCAACAATAGATGATGAACCCCTCCAGGGAGTTCCAGAAAAACCAATTACCACTAATTTTGGATTAAGCGTTTTGAAGTGGTCGATCACCTTTGCAAATAGTGTTGTTTTTTCGCCCTCAATATCTTCATAAGCTACTTTGTGGCACTCATCAATTAATAATATGTGAGGTATTTTATCTGGTGAATAAAAGTCTTTTTCAAGTCCATTAAAAACACTGCCAACAGTCGCGCAGATATTGCTGTAGTAAGTGGACTTCACGCCAACGTAAGCAGAATAATAGCTGCATGGTGTGTCCATGTCCCACAATTCCTTCCCGTTCTGGTCTGCTAGCTCACCAACATCAGTTAGTATCATGCATCGTGCGCCAACATTCATACAATGATTAGCAACTGCTCCCATCATCATTGATTTTCCACTACTAACTGACGCGTTAAGAATAGCGTTCTTAATCTGTTTGCCTATTTTGTGATTGGCGAATTGCTCACGAATAAATTGCTTAATATTTTGGATAGCTTCCCACTGATACGGGCGAGGCGTCATTAATCCAAATGTTGGTATGTCGGTCATAATATTGGAATCCTTGCGTTATGTGCCATGGTGATTGCGCTTACGGCAGCTCTATAATCAACAGTTGGATCATATTCTTCATCACCCGATGATTCAGGAAAGAACATATCAAAATTAACGCCTTTATATTCCGACTTGTATAACCAACCAAAGCCAACAGGCTTGCTAAATCCTGCTGACTCTAAATCATGCAGCAGTCCAATTAAATCAATTTCAGGAATCTGCCTTACTCTGTAAAAAAGAATATCAATATCTTTGCGAACACCACCTTTATATAGGCATCCTCCAGTTAAGGCAACGTGACAGCCACGATTTGGCGCGAAACTTTCAATTAGTGTACATGCTTCAATAGCAAAATTTAGATCTGTCATTACTCACCCCGCGCTTTAGATAGTAGATCATCAATTTCATCTGATAATCCTTTGTCATCAGTTATTAACGATAAATCAGATATAAGCTTTAGCAATTGGTACATTTCTGGAGCTGCTGCGATTAGGTGAGCATTGGCTGTCGCCTCCGAAATATTTGACTTGTATACCTCAGCTTTACAAATTAACTTACCGACATCAGACTCTATCGACATCAACCCCTCACTTAAGACTTCGTGCGGGTAAAAAGCTACCCAATCGCCTTTAGTAAACTTTTCCATAATCTAACCCTCCAACTCACTAAGCTGTAATTTAAGATCCGCAATTTTACGCTGCTTGTTATTTTCTGCCAATTCATTAGCCCATTGTGATGACTGGTCATTGTAATATTTTAGCGTTTCAAGGCGGCTGAATAGTGAATCAAGACTTTCTTGGTTGTATGCAAATGCATGACCTAACCGTATTGAATTATATTTTTTATACCCGCCAACATGAATATAAACGCTAAGCATATCAACATGACCAGCAAAGTCGGCCATAATTGCAAAGTCATTTTTGTTATTGTTATTGACGCACCAAGCTAGTATTTCTGCTGCTGTTTTCATTAGTAGTTATCTCCACTTTTTGCGTGAAATTTATCAACCCAATATTTAGTAGTCTCTTTTTCGCTTTTAACCAAACTTTCAAGCCGCTGTATTTCTTGGTAAGCAAGTGAGCTGATGTTTTCAATTAGTGATCTGATAGCAAGTTGAGTTGCTGTTTGTGGAGATTCGCTGTAAGACTTCCAGCCACTATTGCCGCTTTCTGTGCAACCGTGAATTAGTTGGTCTGCTACATGCTTAATAACTGATTCTCGGCAAGATAGTGATTCGATTAATTCTATCTGCTCATCATCGCTCATCAATTCCAGCAACTCGTTTGGCTCGCTAATTTCAATTGACATATAGCTGTTGATTTCAAGTTTCATGATTGCTTTTCCTCAAATGATAAATAGTCTGGAACTTCTACTAGTATTTTTTTTGTGGCATACTTCATATTTGCAGTGCCACCGGATTTTATTGCCGCCCTAGCAAATCTCACCACATATTCAAAATCATCATAACCACATGGGTCATCGTATATCTCGATCATAGTTGGGTTAAACCCACCTCCAGAGTGAAGCGCAATTGGAGCGGCGTTAACGCTGGTTGAAAAATAATTTCTTCCATAAGTCATTTCAAAGCTTGTTAGCTCGCAGTGAAAGTCTTTCCATATTTTGCAGTATTTAAGTCTGCACTCAAACTTAACAAATGATGAGTCGAAAAATCTATCTGACAACGTATGAAGTTTTATTGCATTATCCATATTCATCTTGTTTATTGTGGCAAACATCCCAATGATGCGGTTTGCCTTTCTTTTATTTAGTCTCATAATAAACCCTTATTATTGATTGACGATACAAATACTAATAATTAGTTTGCACGCTGTCAAGTAGTTTAAGTTTAAATAGTAAATTAAGTAATTCAATGCGGCCAAACTTAACATCGTAGTCGTTGAAGTCGCTGACACCTTCAATGGCTGGCGGCGATATGAAATCGCTATTGATTGCCTTAGCTGCTGCCATTCCTTTAATTAATCCAACGTTACCGCATGACTTATGATTGTTATGATGGTCATTATCCGCAATGATAATCTTTTTGTTGGCTGGATAAAGGTTATCAATGATTAAACTAACTGAGTGCAGGTTGTTAGAGTTGAATCCTACCACGCAAGGATAGCCTGTAGCAGCTCGCATTGTATCCATGGTCGCATAGCCCTCGCCAATCAATATCGTGTCACCAGCGCCGACTGAGCCAATCATATGGAATGCACCAGTGATTTGTGCGTCCAATAAAAACATTTTAAATCCATCAGGTTTAATTATCTGAACGTTCACCAATTCTCTACGCTCATTAATCACGGGTATAATTAGCGAACCAATAATATCAAGTGTACGGCCTTCACTGATTGGAATGATAAACCTGCTAGGCATATACCAAGCGGTTTTACCTGCTATTTGTTTGTTGGTTAGATAATGATGCCCGCTATTTGGTATTGCATATTGCATAATTAACCTTGCACCATTAGCGGCGAGTGACTGAGCTGCTAATTTTTGGTCAGCCTCACATTGTGCGCGTAGTTTATTTTTAGCTGCTGTTTCAGCTTTGCGCGCGTCAATAGCGGATTGGTCAATGTTTGTTTCTTCTGAAATTCCAAGATAGCCAGCGACAAATTCAATGGCAGGTTTAAAGCCGCCTAGGTATAGGTCGATTAAGCCGATGCCATCGCCTGAATTGCAGTGGTTGCATATCCAATTGCCATCGCGGAACTTATCATCAAACCGAAATCGCTTAACACCATCCGCGCATATCGGGCAAGGTTGATGCTTGTTGGCTTGGCCGTGAATATCCATTCCGCAAGCGTTTATGATGTCTAACCATCTTCCGCTTGCCATTGATTTGATTTTCTCTATGTCGTACATAATAAATCCCGTTTATTGTTGACGGGGTAACGATATTACATTAACATGTTTTCGTCAACACAAATTCCAGATTCGTAAGAGGTTATGATTATGTATTCAACAGAAAGTCAGGTTAAGTCTTTTGCATCAATAAACGTTAAGTTTGATGTGACTGCTAGTAAATGTGATGGAGGCTACACGATAACAATATCAACAAATGAGCTAAACCTTACGCCAGTTACGCTCATCACAACGCACAGCAAGACAATTAGAGTGTTTAAGTCTTTGGACGCTATCGTTAGTACATGCGAAAGAATAGGGCTTGGCAACTTCTCAGTTAGCTTTGCATAGGTGTTAATCATGGATAAAAATCAAATTCTAACGGATTGGGCATCTAACCATAAGGCCAACGGTATATCAGCGGCACAAATGATAGCTGAATATTATCCTGCGCAAATTGGTATGCTGATTGATCCCGATATGTGGCCGCAAATTATTGACCAAACAGCATCAGCATTTCATGTTGATATTGTTACGCCAAAGCAGGATGATTGGCGGTTAAATGTGCTTGAGCGATATAGCGCGAACATTAGCCATTATATTCAATTTCCTGCTAATACATGTTTTTTACATGGTCTTGGCGTGTTATCTGCCGCAATGAATCGCAAATTTTCGTTTGAGCAGCGTATCGGCTCGGATACTGAAAAGCCCGTTAACTTGTTCTGCGTGTCTGCTCAGCCGCCATCAACTGGTAAGTCATTTGTTAACGACAGCTTTTTCGATCCAATACTAATCGCGTTCAAGGGCGTGTCAGACGCTAACAAGCAAAGGCGTTCAAAGATTAACGATGATATTCAAGAATTGAAAAAGATGCTTAAAACAGCGTATGGTGCGCAGATGGACGGCATTAACAGGGATTTAGTAAGCAAGGCCGAAGAACTGGAAAACTATTGCGACTTTATACCATTCTTTAAAGATCCAACTCCAGAAGGGATGCTTAAAGCAATGGCCAAGCAAGGCGGGTGTGGCAATGTTATCTCAGATGAAGCAGACGCGGTTAACGTGTTGCTAGGTAGCGTTTATGGGGATGCAGGCAAGCCAGCAAACAGCGGCTTGATTCTAGCCATGTTTAACGGTGAATGGATGTCTGTTGCTCGTGCTGGTAGTGACGGTTTCTTTGGTCGTGTTCGTGGCACTGTAGCTGTTTTGGCGCAAGAGGCCACTGTTAGAGCCATCTTAGAGGCTGGCAAATTAGGTCGTGGTGTTGGTGAGCGATTCTTGTTAATTAACGAACCTGATTTTCTTGGTCATCGTGACCACATGACAAAGCGTTATATAGCCAAAGGTTTAAAGGCTGAGTACATCGACCTGATTAACAACTTAATTCACGAGAGCGAAATTAAGCTAACTTTTGATGAAGATTCACACCATGCACTTGATTGTTATCGACAGAATATCGAACCTCATTTAGTTGCTGGCGGTAAATATGGCGATAACATGATCCGAGGCACTTTAGGAAAGTGTACCGACCAAATTCAGCGTATTGCTTGTATATTGTGGGGCGCTCAAGAATGGTCTAAAAATGGCAAGCGTCGCAAGGTGATTGGGTATAAAACAACATGCAGGGCGATTGAGATATTCGACGAGCTAAGTAGAACTTACTTAAAGGCGGCTGAGGATTCAGGTTGCGCAGGTTTAACGCCCAAGCTTGATATTGTAATTAAGCAGCTTAAAAACCGCTTCCAGAAGGATGTGAAGGATCGCAAAATACCAAAGATTACAGTCCAACAGTTACAGCAAAACCTAAAGAGTAAAAAGGAATTTGCTTCAACTGGTGGGCTTACGAGTTATTTAAGAGAGGTTATTTTACCCGCGCTAGCTGCAGCTAACGTTGTGATGCTGTGCCGTGGTGAGTGGTTGATAAATCCTAATGTGTTAGATGGGGAGTAATATGCGCGGGTTATGGTGTTACAGGTGCGCAAGGCATCTTGATGTTGATAAGTTCGAGTCAAATAGTAAGTATTGGTGCAGGTGGTGTTTTGAATGCCAAAAAAGACCAATTTGAGAGTGAGACCCAGCCAGCCACCGAGCTGGCTTTTTTACACCTGCAAATCGACACGTTAACAATTCACGTACACAAAACACAATAATCTACACATATAACTAAAACGCATATACTTATATCAAAAAGTTATTAATCTAATTTATCAATCAATAATTCGCATCTTAATCTAATTTCCCGCAATAATCTCAGATTTCAGGGAAAAGTTAAGGCAAATTGGACAGCACTGGATTTATTTTGCCCGAAATTAAGTTGTTGATTTAAAAAAGGAATAGTGCTTTTTTGGACGTTTGGACAGGTTTTAGATAAAAGTAACTATTAATACATAAATAAAATTCTGACCAAAAAATGAAGGTGAAAAAACCACTGTATTTATTAAATAGAAATAGTAATATACAATTACTAATACTATATAAGCTTATATGGTAGCTAAAACTATTTATAAATAAGGGCTAGGTCTAAGGACTTGGCTCTTTTTTTTGATAAATTTTAAAGTAAACATGAATAATAGAGAAAAACATCCAATTATACCCTTTATAGAGTGTAAGTGATTGATTTATATAAAGTAACAACACTTTTTAATTTTCCCTCCCTTTCCCTGAAACACCTATTTCACGTTAATAATCAGATAGTTAACTTAGGGCAAATAAAATCCAAAGTATGATATATTTTCCCTAAAGTGTATTATTTTACGACTATACACAAATATATATTGTATTAAACAAATTATAGTTGTATAGTTCCCGCATCGAAACAAAGCGGAGGTATCTATGTCAATATTCAACGATTCGGTAATAAGAGTGCCAATCAATAAGGTGGCTACTCGAGTCGCCAATCAATCTGGCTGCACATCATCATTTTTAATGAGCGAAAGAGACCAGTTAAAAGCTCAGATGGTTATTGAGCAGAGCAGGCGTAAAAATTCCGAAAAGGGCACCCGTGATTATATTGATTCTGGCAAGGCGATATTTGAACTCGGCCACAAGTTAAAGGATGCAAAAATATCTGATGGAATTAAAAGCCTGCCGCTATCAGAATTTATAATAGAGGTAGTTAAAGAAAAAATGTCAAAACATGAGTGGGCTAGAGTAGTGAGCGAGGCCACAGAAATGTACGAATCTAAATATAATAAGTAATGGAGTTTTTAGCATGAAATCAATACGAAACATGAGCGAGTTTGCAAGGCAGCATGGGGTCAGTCAGCAGGTTATGCACCACAGATGTAAGGCTGGCTGGATGTTTGGTGTGCTTGATGGTAAGCAGGTTATTTACAACCCTAAGTCGGTGATGGAAGTTAATAGCGACAAACTTGAATGTCGCAGCAATCCAAGCTCGCATTTACGCCAAGATATACCTGATGTTAATGGGTGGGAAAAACTACCATCAAATAATGGATCTTTTATTGAGTATAAATTTGACGAGGACAGCAACAATGAAAACTAAAAAACAACTTAAAGCCGATTTGCTTGTGTTCAAATCATTAGCATTATTTTTCGCTGGCCTATCACTAATGTGTGCATTTGAAATATTAGACTTGCGGGATCAAATAAGCGCTATTGTTGGGGGTGCGCTATGAAACACGACATTGTTACTTTTAATAGCAAGGCATATAAAGCCGTTAATCCTGTGAGCTACGGATCATGCGACGGATGTGCATTTAATAATACGGTGCAATGCGTGAACACTAAATGCACACCAAGAGAGCGGATTGATGGAAATCATGTAATCTATAAACCCCATTGCCGACTCGGAGTAAAACAATGAACCTATCACGCCTAAGAAGCTTTAACCGTTTTACCTACAAAGAACCCGTTGAGCGTTCACAACTTGCTGGATTACGTGAATCAACAATCGTTGTATCGACCATAGACGATGTTGTAACACATTGCAGGGGTAATCAGTCGATGGCAGCACGAATCCTTGGCATGACGCGAACCACGCTGGCTTACATGCTAAAAGACCGTCGTCCTAATGTTGTTTTGATAAATGAAGTTGAACCTGGTGTTTTTACCTATACTGTTTTGAGTTAAGGAGATTGTGATGAGAGCTATTGAATTTAGAGCTATATGGAATAAAACTGGCGAAGTAATGGATGATCAGGCGTACATCGGACAGTGCTTCACTTGGATGTCCGAGGGTCAAGACATTACTATTGAGCAATTCACTGGTCTGCTAGATAAAAACGGCACAAAGATATTTGAGGGTGATAAGGTAAAGTCAAAGCCTAGAGGCGCTAAAATGTATGGTGATTTTAATGTTATTTACGATAAATCTTATTGTTCATTTGTTTGTCACCATATTGAATGGTGCGATTTCACTATAAACCCTCACGAAAATTACCCCTTGGGCGAGTGCAGATTTGACATAGAAATCATCGGCAACATTCACGAGGCCAAATAAATGGAAATCTACAAACTAACAGAGGCAGACATAAACCGATTTTATGTTGATGCAATATCATCGCTTGTTTTTGGCTGCATAGATGATTCATGTAAAATTACGATTGCGAGTGACATTTTTCAAGACTTGAAGATGTTAGCGCCTAGTTGTTCTGATATTGTTACTGATGAGATTGCGGGGTGTGTTTAACTAAATTAAAGTAATAGCGAAATAACGCTTGCATGATAACAATAAGGTGCTACTATTAACACATCAGGCAATACCGCCTAAGCTTTGGAGCAGATGCCATGAAAAAATCAAATGTTGTTATCCTTATCGTTGATATGATTACTGGCGGTAAATTGGTTGAAGTTAGTGTTGCGGCAACTCAAGATAAATGTGGCAAGTATTATGTTAAGCGCTTAGCTACAAACCTAGATCATTACTGGTGCTGGAAAAGCGCAGCAAATTACCTGCCAGAAGTTAAAGCAGATGGCCCATACACAGCGATTAATTTCGCATAACAATTAAAGCGCCTAATTGGCGCTTATTTTATGGAGTATTAAAATGTTACAATATCAAGTTTGGTTTTTGTGCGATAGGTTAGGAATATTTGATAAGCGACGCGATGCAGTGCAGGCTGTAATTTGTCGAGGCGTAAGCTCATATGCTGCTGAAAATATGTATTTACGCCCAAAGGGTACAGTTGCAAGGGATGTTAAACGCGTTAACTATGAGTGGTCTGTCATTGTCGATGAGCATGAATTTATTGGAAAGATGATTGCTGGCGGAATTTATCCGCAGTCGACCAAGGGGTGTGTGTGATGGATGTTATTGAATATAAAAATGTGATGATTAGTGATTTATTGCGATGGTCGGAATTTTACCCAGATGAAAACTTGATTTGCGACGGTGATAATACGTGGCTGTCAATATACAAACCATAAACAAAAAAATGCCCTCAAACGAGGGCTAAAAGGTGTCAACCAAGGAAACTATACAAATCATTAGGAATGGGTTAATCTCAACAAAACAATAGCAGGTAATGAGACTATGCGCAATAAGGACGATAAACTAACACGCTTAGCTGCTAAGATGATGCAGCCACGATATGGATTTGGTCAGATGCATTATTCATCAGTGAGTACGATTGATGCTGTAAAAGCGTTTGAATCTACGCTCACTGAATTTAAACAAACTCACCAACTCAACATACCCCGTCGTGCTTATGATATAGTAGAGCATGGTAAAGGGTGCAAAATTGACGTTGTTGGTATTTATTGGATGGTAGAGGAGATTTAGATTGGTATAGAAGCTGTTAAGAAATAAGTATATACTGCATTAAATATCGACTAGGGCGGCCACCCGAAAAGCAATTAGTCATTGCCTGTCGATAATCATATCTGACTACCCTTGACGAGGCGATCATGAAGCTAATCTCATACTCAGAAGCAAGAAACTTAGGACTAAAGCGGTATTTTACTGGTAAGCCATGTAAGAATGGCCACATATCAGAAAGAACATCAAACAACGCAACCTGCGTTGAATGCGCAAATCAATTCAAGTCAAACTACCGCAGCAATAATAAAGAAAAAATATCAAAACAATCTGTAGAGTATTCAAAAAAGAACAGAGATCTTATTAATAAGACTAGACGCAAAACAAGAACAAAGCCTGAGAACGTTGAAAAAAGACGATTGAACAGGGATCTTAATGCGGAAAGAGAGTCAAACAGATTAAGGATGAAAGCGTACCGTGAAAACCACCCAGAAGAATACAGGTTAAAAGTTAATAGATGGGCGCTAAATAGAAAGATTGCAGATCCATCTGGCGTTAAGTCTAAAAAGTTTATGTACTCATGCATTAGGCGTATGGTTAAGGATTACGGAGCAGTTAAAACAGGTTCAACATGCGAGTTAGTGGGTTATACTAGGGATGAGCTTATATGTCACATAGAAAACCTATTCGTTGACGGCATGAGTTGGGATAACTACGGCGAATGGCATATTGATCATATAAAGCCTATGTCACTATTTTTCAAGGAGGGAATTAACGATCCTTCCATTATAAATGCATTAACTAACCTACAGCCTTTATGGGCTTTAGATAACATTAAGAAGGGTTCAAATTATGGCTGATAGAACTGGCCCCAAAAGCCTTATGGATGATAAGCAGTCTTTGATTGATAGAATTATGGACTATATTGAGAATCATACAGACTACGATGATATAGTCCCAAGCGCTGAGGGGTTGTCTTATCACCTCAATGTTTCACGGAAAACTATCTATAATTGGTCTGATGCTGATGATGAAATCTTACACACGTTAGATAGGCTCAAGACAAAGCAAGCTAAAATGTTGTTATCTGGAGGGCTTTCTAACTCGATGAATCCGACAATAACAAAGCTTATGTTATCTAATCACGGCTATAGTGAAAAGATTGACAACACATCATCAGACGGATCAATGTCACCTAAAGCATCAAACGTTGTTGTCACATCATCAGACGTTGAATCAATCATAAGCAAAATATGAGTACAGCACTTGATTGGGAAGAATTAACTGAGCAAGAGAAGCAGGCGATCAAGCTTATTAGTGAGAAATCATTTTTAGGCTTTCAGCGTTGCTTCTTTCAGTTGATCCAGGGTGAAAAGTGGTCAGTTAATTGGCATCACCGATATATGGCAAAGCCTATTGAAGAAATCGTACTTGGTAAGCGCGGATCTACTATCTTCAATATTCCTCCCGGTGCTGGCAAAACTGAAACGCTATCAATTCACGCGCCTGTTTGGTCGATGCTTGTTTGTGACCGGGTTAGAAACCTTAATATTTCATTCTCTGATACATTGGCCAAGCGTAACAGCCGAAGAACCCGCGACATTATCACAAGCGAAGAGTTTCAATACTTATGGCCTTATCCTGTAGGGGTAAATCAGGCCGACGAGTGGTCATTATTACGCAGTGATGGCAAAGTTAAAGCGGAGGTTGTCAGCCGTTCTGCTGGAGGACAAATCACAGGTGGTCGAGGCGGCTACCCTAGCAAGTCTTTTTCTGGCTGGATATGCCTTGATGATGTTGATAAGCCTTCCGATATGTTTAGTGAAGTTAAGCGGACAAGAATACACCAGCTATTAGTCAACACTATACGATCGCGACGTGGCAATAAATCCAAAGACAACTCAACACCAATCGTAGCCATTCAGCAAAGACTGCATCAATACGACTCTACTTGGTTTATGAGTGAAGGCCATATGGGTTTAAAGTTTGACCTAATCAAGATCCCAGCGCTTATTACTGAGGAGTACATTAAATCATTACCTGATTGGATACGCGACGAGTGTTGGAATTGCGTTAAGGATACCGAATACAGAGAAAGAGCTGGCGTTAAGTATTGGTCTTATTGGCCTGATAACGAGTACATAGGCGACCTAATGGACTTATGGGATCGTGATGAGTACACTTTTATGTCTCAGTATATGCAGCATCCTGTGGCGTTAGGTGGCAATATATTCGATTCATCTTGGTGGCAATTCTACGATGAAACACAATTTCAAGTTGGCGAAAATAGCCCACCAATGTTTGAATACCGATTTATTACTGCTGACACTGCGACCAAGACAAAGACCTATAACGACTTTAGCGTGATGATGGAGTGGGGCGTATACAATGGCAAGGTTTATGCTATTAACCTAAAGCGCGGAAAATGGGAAGCTCCAGATCTGCGAACTGTATTCAGTAAGTTTATTGATGAAGCATATGAACGCAACGATCATCAATGGGGCAATTTACGTGCTGCATATGTCGAGGACAAATCAAGCGGAACAGGTTTAATACAGGAGGTTGGCAGGTCATCGCCTTGTCAAATTGTCGCGCTACAACGTAACATCGATAAATTAACTCGCGCCATGGATACTGCGCCACAGATTAAAATGGGTAACGTATTCTTGCCAATGAATGCGCCATGGGTAACAGAGTTTGTTAGCGAGCATTCAACGTTTGCGGCAGACGATAGCCATAAGCACGATGATATAGTGGATAACACAATGGATGCTGTTGATATTGTATTACTCAAGCCTAAGAATGCAGTCTCTGAATTTATAGCCATGCGCCGCTCAAGAAACCGATAAAAACTAAATAGTAGTTGACAGCATTATTTGTATATAATACGATTCGTGTTGTCAACTAATTAGGAGTTAAATAATATGCGAAACTTTATTGATGGAAATGCTTATTTTTTTGAGTTCTCAGGGAATTTCTACTTTGGAAGATATTCATCTAAAGATAACACTTTCGACTGTATAGACTCTAAATTCAGCGCTGACGCATGTGCGAGAGTGAGCGAGTATGTGAATTGAAAACAACTACCGACGCCATCAACCATTTTATCAAATGGCCTACCGCTGCACATAATCACAACTGGCTAGTATTTAGACGCATTGGATTGTTTGAGCATTGGTCATGGTGGGGTGATGACGAGCTAAACGAAACATGGCAGCGTGTATGCACTCGAGAACAGTTTGAACAGCGCATAGCAGATAAGCAGCGCAAGCCTTATGAATTTAATGAACATGTGAGTGGAGAATAAAATGTTAACAGTTAAAGAGTTTAAAGACCTTGGCGTAGAGATGCATTGCAGCGATAAAGTTCAGTGGAGGCATGGTAATCAGGTTGGTGTAATATCATTCGCATGGCGACCACTTAATACGCTACCAGATAATCCGAAGTTTAAGTATGAGGTCAATACTACTCCGCACCAATGGAGGCCACTACTAGACCAATCAGCAGTAAAGCCTAGTGATGATAAACCAGTATTTACTCCATGGTCAGAAACTTATTCATCAGACAAGTTGCCTAAAATCAAACCAGTATTCACGCAAGCAATGGCTGATGCAGGGGAGTTGCCTCCAGTTGGGAGTGATTTTTTGCACGCTAAAAAGGTTGTGACTTGTTTATCAGTTAGCGATTATGATGGCGGAGTAGTAACGTTTGCATATAATGACAGAGATGGCCAAGAGGTTGACATTGATTGCTGCTGGAATAATGATTCATGGGTGCAGCCTATCGACACTCGCACACCAAAGCAAAAGTCGGTTGATGCTATTCAGGAAGTTATCTGCTCTCAAGGATGGCTGTCTAAAGAGAGAGTTTCAAAAGAAATCGCAGAAAAGCTTTACGATGCAGGCTATCGCAAGTGCTAGACCTGCCACCAACACGCTGCGACCTTAAACAAGTCACAGCAGTTGAGATAGTGACAGCAGTTAACCTCGCTGATTTGAGTAAAATCAAGTCAGCGAATACAGATAATAAAATACTTAGACTAGCACTATCAAATTACGTTAATGAGCAATTGAGCGTTAGTGAGTTTTCAATAATGATTTATGAGAGGTGTGAAGATGAGTGAATTTATTAGCCTGTTGCTGGTTGTTGGATTATGCTTGTTTGCTGGTCGATACATTCAACTAAAAATACAGGACGAAAAAACCAAGTGACCTACTACGAGCGAAAAATGGCCGAGTCATTGCAACGATATAATGATTCGATTGATGCAGGCGACACACAAAAACAAGCCGAACACATGCGCGAATACTTAAACTATGAGCGCATGAGTAAAATGATTAAGGGGTGATAAAATGAGCAATTACTTTAAGAATGCATGGGAAAACAAGCTAAACCACATGAACAAGTCTTTATCGCTAAACAAGTTAAGAGGCAGAGGGCTTGCCAAACTTAATAGCGATATATATCAAAATCTATCACCAAGAGGTAAGACGTTCAAAATTATGTCAGACCTCGATAACCAGATAAGTAGATTCTAACCACACTTTCACCTTTCCCCCATAACATGTTAAACTCTAATCAATATCACTGAGGGTTTAACATGTTATCTAAAAAACAACGGGCAGCTAAAAAAGCCCTCACAAATAACGCATTAGCTCAATCAAACCGTGACTTGCAAAGTATGTTTGCAGGTCGCGGTAATTTCATTGGCGAACAGCTAGAAACATCACGCGATTTAATATGCCAATACGGTTATCCAAAGAATCCAGTATTCAGCAATTTCTACTCACTATATCGACGCATCGGTCTAGCTAAAGCTGGCTGTGACATGCCTGTTGATTCTGTTTGGTCAGATTGGCCTACCATCCGAGATGTAACAGAGTTTGATTCTGATGGTGAGCCTGAATACAACGATGAAGTTAAAACAGAGTTCGAGATTGAGTTAAACAAACTAATCAAAGACCAGAAGCTAGCATTTAAAGACCGTGTGCGCTCATTAGACCGTAAGCAACGTATTGGTCAATACGCTGGCTCATTGATTGTTGCGCGTGACGTTAACAGCGCTAAGATGAATGAACCACTTGAGAGCTTAGTGCCGGGTAACTTAGTTAAACTTGTGCCACTATTTGAATCCCAATTAATTGAGTCTGAATGGGATACAGATTTAACATCGGCTAACTATGGCGAGCCTACAATGTATCAAGTTGCAGAATTTGCCACTGGTTCAAAATCAAACGGTCAGAATCGTTCATTCAACTGTCACCCAAGCCGCTTAATTATGGCTGCGGAAGGTGCGGAAGACGGAACTATTTACGGAACCCCTGCCATGATGGGCTGTTTTTATGCCTTAATGGATTGGGAAAAAATCCGCATGTCATCGGCTGAGGGTTCAAAGAAGAACGCCGACCAGCGTAGCGTGTTGTCACTAAAGGAAGGTTCGAACCTACCTACTGGCGCAACCGCCGAACTAATGGACGAGAACATTAACGAGTTCGATCGCGGTGACTTATCGACATTAGTTATCAGTGACGCCTCAATGTCATCGCTTAACTCATCAATGGGCGATCCAACTAAACCCGCTGAACTATGCGAAAAGGAAATCGCGGCAAACTATCGCATACCAATGACCGTATTGGTCGGTTTTCAAACTGGAAAACTAGCAAGTGATAAAGATACGCTGCAGTGGAATAGCTTCACGATGGAGCGTCGAGAGGGTTTCGGCAATCACCTATTAATGCAGCACATCAATCGATTTATTGAGATTGGTGTTTTGCCTATGCCTAATGGTGAAGTTGTTATTGATTGGCCTGATGCGCGTGAAGCTAGTCAGTCTGATAAATTAGCCATGGGTGAGCAGGCTGCAAATATTCGATATAAGATTTATCAATCTGGTGGCGTTCCAGAATCTGTTATCCCTGATAGCTATTTTCATGAGACGCTTGATATTGATGTTGTTGATGCTGAAGGGATCGATGATGAGCCTGACAATGGGCCTGAACTAAATGATTAAAGCAATAGGCCGCCCCATCATTCACAGCGCAGACGATCCCACTGGATTGGGTAGTCTGCGGGGTAAGTGTTTGCGCGAATTTCGTAAACGGGTAAAGGTGATCGCTGACCAGGTTAAACCACTAATCAAGACGATACTTGAGCAGTCTCTGGTTGATAAAGTGCAGGTTAACGTTGTCGAGCTATTACCATTAGCGCATATCGTCAACAAGACCCAATACGTGTACGAGATTAGCCCGCAGCGAATGAGCGAGGTAGACAGGTTTATTAAAAACCTGATTTACCGCAACATGCTAGGACTTGAAGATAATCTTTGGTCAGCTCAGTGGTGGTTTAATACGTATTCACGACAAGCGGTTGAAACTGGATATAATGAGTCATTGCAGACCGCGCAAAACTTATCACCAGCATCCGTTGTTGGTGCTGAGATATCGAATGAAGTGCGCTCAATCGACTACGAGCAGATACTGCAGCAACCATATTATAAGCGCCGATTAGATGCTGTTTATGGCCGCACGTTCAATAGCATGGTCGGGTTTAGTGATGAGTCAGCAAGGCAAGTGTCAGGCATCCTATCCCGAGCAATTACATCGGGAGTGGGTTATCGCTCAGTTGCTAAAGATGTGACCAAGGCGTTTGATGATATGGCAGGTTGGCGCGCATTGCGCATCGTTAGGACTGAGTTAAACAAATCAGCTACAGACGCGCACATGGCAAACACTAAAGACCTTAATCGTGATGTGTATGGTGCTGGTTCATTTGAGGTTGCTGTGATGCACCTATCCGCGCTTGCTGAAAACTCGCGTAAATGGCATATGTCACGAAGCGGTCAAATATTTACGCCACAGGAGCAGGAAGATTGGTGGAGGTCTGGTTCTAATTCTATAAACTGTCAATGCTCAATCGTTGACATATTAAGGGATAAGAAAACTGGTGAAGTGCTGCAGACTGCATTGCATAAGAAAGCTATTGAGCAAAGGGAAAGGCGACTAGGTAGTTAAAAGAAAGCCCCCTTTGTGAGGGCTTTTGTTTATTTGATGAAGTCAGACTTGTAAATAAGCGTTGGAGAATCACATTCTTCGTATTGCTCATAACCCATAAAGTTGTTTTCAACGTATGGCGCTATAAATTCAAAAAACGCTTCTATATCTCCTTCATAATTCTTTATGTCACCCTTACCTATAAGAGAATATCCTTTAGATATTTCATCATAAGTTAAATTTCCACACTCTGTTGATGGTGAATAGTAACTTCCATTATTAAATAGCATTACCCATCTTCTTGGCTTGTCTTTTAAGCAGTCGGCATCAAAGTCCTTATTACAAATAGCGCTAATCACATCAATAACGCTCTGAGGGGTTTCCGTTACAAAATCAACATTAACAAAAATATCAGTGTACATACCCATAATCTAAAACCCCATCTCAATAAACGCCCAACAAAGTAAATAAACAATCCAAAGCATTGAAGCAACTAAAAATGATGACGTTGCAGTATTCTCGACCATTCGCGGTAATCGTTTGCGCTTATTGATACAAACATCATAAGCCATAGTTAGCGCAACAAACACGCTTAGTATCATTGCAATTGTAAATAGTGTCTCCATCATTTTGACTCCTTAGCAAATGGCTTGCCAAGTAAATAGGTTGAGTTAAGAGTGTTGATTGTATAACCCTCTTTCGGAGTGTGAGCTTGCATACTCATGGGTAGTAGCGCACTGGTGCGGATCATTGTTCCATCAGGCCAGCGAGAATCGCCATAAACATTACCGATAATTACAACATCCTTTTTATCTACAATTCGTTTCCAGCTTTCAATTATTGAGTGTTTCATTTAAATCTCCTATTGCCTCCGTAGAGGCGTTTAGTTAGTTAGTGTTAATGCTAGAACGGTTCATCCCAATCATCGCCAGCAGGTAATCCAGTTTGAACATTTTGTTGTGGCTGCGGCGCTTGGCGTTGAGCAGGTCGTGATTGTTGAGTATTATTCTGCGCACTATGTTGCTGATTACCACTATTTTGAGTAGTATTTGATGCATTACTAGACTGGCCAGCATCAGCAGTGCCGATATAACCAACTTTAGCATCAATCAATTCAATGCTTAGCATCGTACCGCTTTGGCCTTCGAATGATTTAATTTTTTGTTGTTGGCCTGACACCTCAACGATTGATCCAGCCACTAATGCAGACTTGTAAAAGTCAGCCTGTGGGCCATTCTTGGCAAAAATTGCGCATTCGTAATTGGTCCATTCTTTCTGCTTGGTTTCGCGGTCATAATATTGCACGCCAATACGCAAACCAAAACCTGTTGAATCTTGACCAGCTTGAAATACTGATGCTTCTTTGTTTAACTTACCTGTGATGCTTGTAGTCATTTTTCATCTTCCTTTTATTAATCGTGTGGCATAGTGCCAATTATTTAGCGTAAAGTAAACCGTCTTGTACTAATTTATCGTGAAGTGATGATACACACTTAACGACTTTATATTCTGGTGCTGCAATGAGAGTTTTAAATAACTCATAAAGCACGCTATCCTTCGTTGTGTCGCGCAACCGTCTTGCGCACTTACGAATGGCTGCCACTTGATTTAAGCCGTCCACACGAGCCATTTGCCACGCTATCATAAGCGTTGTTAATTCGGATTGTGATTGCATTTAATAAATACCTGCTGACATCTCTGCAATTGTTTGGTTGAAGTCTTCGATTGTGCAAACCTCCTTAAACTTATAACCGCTCGCTGATAAGCTTCCAACCAAGCCACCATATAATGATTTTGTCATATCAATAATAATCTTGTGCTTTGGGTGTAAGCCTAACTTTAGATTATTCAAATCACCCTTCAACTCATTCACAGCATCAATAACAGTTTTCATAACATATCCCCTAATTCAATACCCAATTCACGAGCCAGTTTAATATCCTCAATCTTGCGCCTAGCCTCTTTGCGTTCTTTGCTTTCCTCGCTGACAGCTTTAGCGCGTCTTGGGCCGCGATTAATAAATTCTTGATAGCTGATTAGTGCAGCTGTGTGATATCCAGTTTTAGACATTGTTTAGCGCCTCTTGTTTGAGTTTTTCAATAACCTTATCATTGGTAAGCGAAATAAAATCTTGGTTTAGATCGCACATTTCAGACATATCAAGCGCATAGCCATTAGACGTAAGCATCGTCTTATTGATATCAAAATCAAACTCATCGCTGCTATGCTGATCAACCTCAATCAGCCACTTATGCCCGTACATTTCTATCTCTACATTCTTAATCATTTTTAAACTCCTTTCATGTTGACAACTGAATCATATGTTATTAGTATTATCGGTGTCAACAATAAACAGGAAATAAATTAAGATGAGCATGACCCAAGAACAACAGCAAAAATTCGATGAGCAGTTTAATAAAATATTTGGAGATAAATAGATGAGTAAAAAATATCAAGTAATCTATGCTGATCCACCTTGGCAATATGATGACAAATCTTTAAATCGTGGCGGAGCTGAAAGGCATTACAAAACAACAGCGAATAATGAGCTTGAGTTAATCGATGTGCAGTAGGTATGCGATGATAACTGTGTAATATTTATGTGGGCTACATTTCCAAAGATAAAAGAAGCTCTAGCATTAATGGATGCTTGGGGTTTTGAATACAAAACAAATGCCTTTACATGGGTAAAAAAGAACAAGATAAAAGACAGTTGGTTTTGGGGTATGGGTAGATGGACTAGGTCAAATGCTGAAATATGCCTTTTGGGTGTAAAGGGTAAGCCTAAAAGAGTGGGTATGGGCGTTCACAGTGTAATAGATGCGCCAATAATGAAGCATTCAAAAAAGCCTGATATAGCAAGGGATAAAATTATAGAGCTTATGGGCGATGTTCCGCGCCTTGAAATGTTCGCTCGCCAATCAAGTGACGGTTGGGACGTATTCGGCAATGAAGCACCGGACTCGATAGAGATTTAATTAACTTGTGATAAACTAGCACTCTACGGGGTGCTTTTTTATGGGTGAAATATGACCGAAGATATGCAGGTGATTGACGACGCAATCAAACGAACGCTAACCAAGATGAATCGCTATTCTGATGCGGCCAATACAGTGCTACTAATGATAGCGGCTCATGAGTCAATGGGCGGAAAATATCGAAAGCAGATTAAAGGGCCAGCGTTAAGCGTATTTCAAATTGAACCAGTTACGCACGATTCAATCTGGGATAATTGCGACTCTATTACAAAATTAGCTAACAAATGTGGATTTACTCGCGATGTTAGCCAGTTAGCAACTAACGATGATTACTCGGTATTTGTCGCTAGGTGCTATCTACTAATGGACGTTAACCCGATACCAACAGGTATTGATGCGATGGCTAGCTACTGCAAATCATACTGGAACCGAACTGGCAAGGCGTCACCATCGGCATACATGGCAGACTATATCCGATACGCAATAAGGAGTTAACATGCTATTAAAATTATTAATGCTGACACACAAAGACGCTTACCAACAATTAATTGCCTTTGGTCGTGTGCTATGAGCTTTCTAAATAACTGTAACGGCAAGCGGTCAATGATGCGATTGGGGTTTATGGTATCGATGCTTATAGGTACCGTTGTCTCATTGGCTGGCTGCATTGCTATGTTTATGTCATTGCCTGATGCTGGAATGGCGATAACAATTGGAACTGGATTAATTGGATCAAGCGCATTTGCTAAGGCCGTTCAATCAAAATATGAGGCTAACAATGATAAAAGTTGATCAAACCATTACCGAAAGAGGAAAGGGCAATTGCATGCAGGCTGCACTATCTAGCTTGTTTCATACAGACATGGATAAGACGATAAATATAATTGACCACATTGATTCAGGGTGGCAAATACCTTTCATGTGCTGGATAGCGTCGATTGGTTATGAATATGATGGGGTTTACACTGCGTTTGTAGATATGGATAAAACAAAAGAAAACCTAAAAGACTCACCGAGCGTTAGCGGATACCTATTGGCGGCAGTCCCAAGCAAAAACCATAACGGAGTGAGTCATGCTGTAATAATAAACAATAACGGTCTAGTTGTTCATGATCCTCACCCAAAGATGGGGTGGCTTGGTGTTAATGTCGTAGAAAGCGGCGAAATTAGTTACTGGTATTTATTTAGCGAGGCTAACAATGATAAATCTAGCAACGATTAAGATTATCGGCATCATTGCAGGCTTAGTTATTTATGGCTGGCTATCATATGACTACGGCTCAACTAAGGTGCAGTCTGAATGGAATGATGCAATTGCAAAGTTAAACGCCTCAACCAGTGAAGCATTGATCGCAGTAAACGTTAAAAATGCAGACTTGCAAGCTGACCTAATTGCTAACCAAAATAAACAGGCCGAAGTTGTAGAGGTCATTAAAACTCAAACTGTTGAAGTCGAAAAAGAGGTGCTTAAATATGTTACGAAATACCGCGATAGTGATTGCAATGCTATTGATGACGAGTGGTTGCGCATCTACAACCAATCAGTTGGACGCACAAAGGCAGTTACCGCAAAAGCCGACTAGTTATGCATGTGGTGAATTAACGCCTCTTGATAAGATTAATAAGGCGCTAGTATTGGCTGAGTTAGTTAGATCGCACACGCAATACATTGAATGTCAGCAGGCCGTGAATAGCTGGTTACTTTGGTATGATGCTGTTAATAAATCATTTAGTGTTGACAGTAAAGAGTGATTGTTATATTGTTAGTTTAATTCGATTTGACTGAGTAGTAATCAGGCCTAAAGTTGAAACGCGATATATCATTAGTCTGGATCGCGATATCCTATAGACAAGTGAACACAGGTTCGAATCCTGTAATCGATAAGTAAAAAAAGTGAGACAACACTACGAAAACCGACTCACTCACGTTACGAGTGCATATTTTTAAAGTGTTTAGAGGTTGTGGTGTGTTTTAGAGGGCCGCTGCGTAGATTTGTCTGCGTCACACCCACCTATTGAGTTGCGGGTAAACTACAGTCTAGTTAGGCACTTTAACAATATGATATACGAAAGGTGTTAACGTGACACTAAAATCCTCGAACTATTGCCTCTGCCTGAATCATCAGATCACGCATTAGGCGGGGTAATATTTATACATTATATTATATTTTTAAAGGTTATTGGTTGATTAACTTGAGCGCCAACTTGTGCTTAGCAGTAACCTTTAACAATGTGATATACGAAAATGGTAATCCGCGGTCGGTAGCAATAACATTGTGCCACTGTATTTGTTGGTTCGAGTCCAACTATCACATAGTTTGGTTTACTTCTGACAAGGGGTGGTCAAATATCTGCCAGCTAAGAGGCTATGACTAGCACGCAAAATTAACGTTGTGAAACGTGAATGATGCAAACAAAGCCTCAACGCATACGGTGCGGCTCACTGATAAAGAGCTATCGGTCATAACCGAGTTGAGGCACCAAATTACTCCATCCCCGCGCAACATGGGCAGAGGCGAATGGAACACCTATAATGGCAAAAATCTCCTGCCTAGGCTCCTACGAAATGTTGCAGACAAAGGTGTTGATTTGGCCTTCATGACGATTAACCATCGTGTCGATTCGGTAACAAGTTCCCTCATGTGAGGGTTTTTTATTGTCTGGATTTTAGGTATTAAAAAGCCCAGGTTAATGGGCTTGAAGTTGTAAGTTTGGCTTACAGGTTGCTATGCTCCGTTAATCCGCTTGGTGGCAATCTCAAAATAATTATCATCCATTTCAATTCCTATAAACTTGCGGCCAGTATTAACACAAGCCACACCAGTCGATCCACTGCCCATAGTCATATCGGCAATCAAATTACCTTCGTTGCTGTAAGTCTTGATTAAATCCTCAAGCAGCAATACAGGCTTTTGTGTTGGGTGAAATCCGTCATAGTCTTTTTTGTATTTTAGAATGTTTGACTTGTATTTCTTTCCTTGCCATAAATTGAAGGTGCTTGGATATTGCTCATTATGCTTTTCTAAATATTTTAACCTATCAGATTCAACTCCCCCCTTAAATATGGCGTTTTCTGATTTTAAACTGCCAAACACCCTGAAACCTTCCATTGAATCAATGTGGAATACCTCTATTAATTCATTGTATGTCTTTTCAGTGCAAAGGCCATATTGAGTGCTGTCAACGTAAAAAGTATGCTCGGCTCGCCTATGCCCAAGCTTTGAGTTGATTTCCTTTAGGTTTAGCCCTATAAAATCCATAACTGCTTTAAAATAAACCCTAAGCGGGTGTTTATTGTCATAATCATGCGGAGGGATTGCCTCGCTGCTTTTACTAAAAACCAAAATATCCTCAAAGTAATTAAGCGGCGCTTTCTTTGCTGTCAACGCATTAGCAAAGTGATCCTTTTCCCAAATCATAGAGTAACAAAAAGGTAGATTAGGAATTGCCTTACTAATTAGCTCATAAGTAAAAGGATGTTGAGCAAATAAAACCATCTTGCCATTTTTGCGTAAAATCCTGTTTGATTCTTGCATGATTAAATCGGTATCGATAACGCTGTCCCAATCTGTTTTACCTTTCATTCCATGCTTAATGGATGAGCTATCGGCAATACCTTTAACAGTTCCATAAGGCAGGTCGCAAACAATAAGGTCAACGCTACCGCTTTCAATCTCTTTCATACGCTCAAGGCAATCGCCTTTCATTAGGTTAATCATTCTATCCCCAATGTAACATCAGTTACTTTATTAATTTATATCGTTAAAAATGCGGCTAAAGTGTAAGTCGATACACCTTAGCCAGTTTCGGCTAATATCGGTTATTTAGCTTTTTGTGGCTAATTCAATAGCTCGCGTGATTGATTCTTTAGCCTCTAACAAGTCCTGTGCTGAATCTTTATGGCCTCGAATACCAGTGCATAGCAATTTCTTTATTGCGTGCTGTATGGCTGGACAAGTTACTTCAAACGCTAATAAAACATCGTACACATCAACGTGACATGTATTCGAATATCGATCCGTTAATTCTCGTTCGTACTTGTTATTGGTTGCGTTTTGGATTTGGCTAAAAATATCTTTAATGCTTGTTAGCTGAATATTTTGTGGTCGATACTCAACAACGCGCCACCATTCATCGCTGATAGTAAAAGTCATTTCTTTAGATTCATCAGACCAATAATCATTACCTTCGCGGATTGCAAACTCAACATTTCCAGCGTCTGTATCTTTACCCTGCCAGTTATCACTAGTAGTTAGTGCAGTGTTAGCCCACTCTGGCGCTTCATCCCAATTAATATTAATCATGTGTTTCTCCTTTACTGATAATTTCAACGTTACTTAAATCGACTTCTAGATTGTCGATTTCCCATTTAGCTTGAATCAACATCCAGTTTTCAATTGAATTGCCAAATGCTTTTGATAGTCGAGCTGCCATTTCAATGCTAAGCCCTGAATGGCCAGCCACAAGACGATTGACTGTTGCAGGGTTAACGCCTAGTTTAGACGCCAAACTCTTTGCAGATAGCTTTAGCGGCATCATGTAGGCTACCTTTAAGAATTGTCCAGCGTGTAGGTTATTTAGCATGATTAGATTTCCTTTGGTGGTGTTGGTGTTACTATTTCTATAAACATTGTGCCTTTCATATCTACATCATTTAGATCCAAATCTTGCCAGCAGTTATCTTTAAGTCCAAAGGATTTATAGTCGATAACTAAGCAGATTCGGACAGATCCGCTTGCATCTAATACGTGATGATATGATGAAGGATTAGGATCTTCATCATCAACACTAATCCACTCATTTTGTGGTGCGCGAGTGTTCCATTGCTCAATTGCTGAATCAAAGTGGCAGAAGTTTGACGACTTGCTTTGGCATTCTCCGCAAAAAACTGTATTAGTTCCGTTATCAAATAGATCATCAATCATTACATTTTTAGATCCACAAAACGGACACGGCTTTAATTCTTCACTCATTACAATCACTCCTAGTTATTAAGTATGCAAACAATATCACTATTTGCGCATCGTGTAAAGTTATTTACTAATCAAATAGCTTATGAGTCAAATTACTACAATTCAAACAAAGAATCATACCAATAACATCAAATTCAAACACTCGCAAAAATCACAGGGAAAAAATCACCCCAATGGATTAACGATACATATCATAAGCTTACATGCAATTATCGCAACTTTGGATTTCTTAGGGAATAATTGGGAAAAATTTACCCGAAAATAAGTCGTTGATTATAATATGTTTTAATGGTGTTTTAGCTCTGTTTAGGGCGTTTTTGACGTCTAGTAGACTATAACCATATATACAAAAATAAAATTAGAATTTAATAAGAATTAATAAATATAGAATAATAGTAATAATTACCCCATTAATACATATATATACTAAATTCTTTATTACTTATAATAAGTTACCAAAAAATTAACATATCCAACGAGAATCCACAACATTTTAGAAATCGCCTGAAACCCTTACCACCACTAGCTTTGAGCTTAGGGCAACTTTTTCCCAATTGAATCCAGTATCACCCCTAAACTAAATTTTGTACTAAATCAGCGTTTGGCGGTATAATCAGTAAATCAACGCTGGAGGGCGCAATGCAAAAAATTCGATTAATCACAAACGTTGGCAAAAGCCAGATTTCAGAATCAAAGGAGTTCTTTCACTTAAAGAAAATCCCTGTGACTGTGGACGGAGCTGTTATGAACGGCTTACTGTATCGAGCTGAGGACAATGCAAAGGGTATGCCGAGTATCAACGGTCGCGTAATGACTTTAGGCCATCCTAAGAACGATGCAGGTGAGTTTATTAGCGCGTCAGAAGGTGAAGCACTGGTTAATCATTTCTCTGGTGGCAGTGTTGAAAAGAATTACCATGTTAATGGCGTTCACTATGTCGATGCAAAAATTAAGAAGTCAGTTCTGAAGGCGCAGAATAACGGTGAGTGGTATTACAATCAATTGGCAAGCAAAAAGCCTATTGGAGTGTCTACTGGATTATTCAGTGGCCGTGAAATGACCGAGGGTGTTAATAACTCTGGTGCGAAATATTTTGCTATTGCTACCAATCAAAAATACGATCACCTCGCCCTATTGCACGAATCCGAAGCGCCTGCAGGTGGTAAAGATACGTTTATCAACTTCAACGCTGATGCAACTGAAATCGTTGTGAACTTGGATGCGTTTATTGAAGCTAACGAGGAACAAGGCTTGTTCAGTCGTGTTAAGGAATTTGTAAAATCATTTAACAGCTCAAGCTATCGAGATATTGAGCGGCTAATTGAATCAAAACTAAAAGCAGAACGCACCACATCGGCAAATGAATACCTGTATCCATCAGAAACTTACGATACATTTTTTATTTACGAAAAAGGTGGTACAATGCTTAAACAGGCATATGTCGTTGATGGTGGTGAAGTTACCTTCGTTAACGAACCTAAGCCAGTAACCAAAGATGTTGAATGGACAGAATTAAACACTAACGAGGATAACTCAATGCGCAAATTAATGTTGGCAGGATTGGAGGCTAAGGGTATTTCGGTTAACGCTGAAATCACTGACGCCGATCTGCTTGTAAAGTACAATGAGACAAATGCAGCAGCTCCAGCGGCTAACACTGATGAAGTTCCTGCATGGGCTAAAGACTTAGCCGCTAACATGGCTGACATGAAAAAAGAAATGTCTGACATGAAGAAAAAAGAAATGACCGCAGAAGAAGAAGCTAAAGCCAAAAAAGCCAAAGCCCTTGCTGGTAACTCTAAAATTGCCGCATTAGGTTTTGACGAAGCGTCATTACTTGCAATGAATAGCGCAACGTTAGACAATCTATACGCCAAAAACGTTGGCACGATTACGGGCAATGCATTTGCTGGTGTTGGCGAATCAAAAACCGAAGATGAGGTATTTTAATCATGGCTTATAAAACAGTTTTATTAGATGGACGCGCTATCTCTCAGGTTGTGACAAATGCCGCAGCAGTTACGCCAGGCACTTTAGGTACAGTTTCTAGTGCAGCAGCATTCGCAGCAGCAGCAGATAATGCCGCTCGTTTATTCGTGTTCGGCGATAATCAATACTCAACAGATGGTTGCGAATTAGTTGCAGCAGCTGCTGGTGGTAGTGCATATCAGATTAATGATGGCGACTTACGCACGTTGATCCTTGCTGCTTCACAAACAGTGCTTAAAAATGACAAGCTTTATATCGGTGCATCTGGTCAAGTGACTAAAGTTGTGACTGGTGGCTTAGTGGGCTATGCACAAGATAGCGTAACAACTGGCGCGGGCGTTACTGCTCAAATCGCTGTAACAATGGCTTAGGAGCTATAGAAAATGAAGACTATTGTAATTAACAATGAGTTCCGCGAGCTAGCGAAAACTGATACCCGTATGCAATCGCATATTGATTTCATTAAAAACGCACGCCAATTCGCATCTCGTAACGAACGCCATTTATTAGACTTGCCGCGTGATGCACAAGTTCACGTAAACGCTGGCATTCCGATCCTCGATTTCTTCCGTGAAACCGACCGCGCTGTTGAAGGTGTTCGTTTAGACGACAAGTTCTTGTTCATGGATGATTTAGCTGGTTTAGCCAAAACGGTTAGCGTTGGTAAGCTATCTGCAGTTTCATTAAAGTCTAGCGACATTAGTGATGACGTTTCAGTGAGCATGGACTTCAACGCTGCAATCAAGCACGATCACATCAGTGCTGATTCTGACCGCAACCCAATTCCAGCGTTTATGGCTGGCGTTACTATGGGCTATCGTCATCGTGCAGGTTTAGATTCTGAAAGCATTGATTTATACGGTGATTCAGTTACGCTGAAAACCCGCAAGCTTACTGAAAAAGTCGGCTCGTATATGCTTAATGGTGATATCACTATCAAGGCAGACGGTCAATCTGGCGAAGGCATCAAGAATCACCGCAACACCCAAAAGTTAAACTTGGGCGCGGCTGGTTACAACATCAACTTAACATCAGCTACACGCGATGAAGTTGTTGCTTTCTTCAACAAAAGTATGAAGTTAGTTTGTAACGCGAACACTATTACCAAGATTGATTTGGTCGGAGTGTCACCTGAAATTATGGTGAATCTTAACACTCCACTATCTAACGCGCAGGGCTTTAAAGTCGGTACGTTAATGGAAGAAGTGTTGCGTTTTGCACCTCACATTGGCGGCTTTGTTGAAGATTTCGCGCTAACTGGTAACGAGTTCTATGCATACAAGCGCGATGCAAGCATTATCCGTCCGATCGTTGCTATGGCTACAGGTTCGTTCTTGTTACCACGTCAATCTCCAGTCATGGGCTATACCACTCAACTAGTTACTGCTCAGGGTATTGAGATTAAAAAGACGATGAACAACAAGTACGGCGTTTTCTATGCAAGCGTGATTAGCTAATGCCTTACCTAGTAACTAGGGCAGTTCCATCGCTTAAATTGAGTGTTGGTGATGAGCTAAAGCACGATCAAGGTAAATTACCAGCAGCATTGTTATTTGATGCTGAATGGGTAGAGCCTAAGCAAGAAGAAGAAAAGCATAAAAAAGCTAAGTAACTAAATTAGCCCTGCACATGCGGGGCTTTTTTTGCCTGCAATTTATTGTGGTAATGGTATAATTGTTTAAACAACGTTCACGAATTAGGAATAAACACAATGGCACAACGTTATAAAATAGTTGGATCAGTTGCTAACGGTACACATTACACTGAAACACTTTCAGCAGATTTCCAGTCTGGCGTTTTTGTCATTGCGTTTTATGATGCTGGCGGCAATGCGGTAACTCCTACTGCTGGCACGATTACACCTGCAATGTCACCGATAAAAGGTCAATGGCACGCTCCATCATCAGGAGACGCCGTTATCGATGCAGTGAAGTGTAAAAAAGAAAGTGATGGCGTGGCTACTTACAACATGCCAGTTTTTGTTGCACAGGCTATCCAAGGTAAATTAACTTTGGCAGGAATCACTGGAACAGCAACAACATTCGAGGCTCATTTCTGGAGAGTTAGTTAATGGCATACCCTAAGCGTTTATTTCTTGGGCTTGGGCTGAGCATTGCTAATGGGTGGCCTAATGATCAGGACGGCGCAAGCTGGTACAACAAAACAACAGGCGTCATCACATGCGGCTCAATAATTCCATCTAACGGGGTAATAAAATGTCTTTAACTAAAATGGTGTGCGGCGACAATACACTTGGTAAAACTGATTTATTGATTAGTAATGTAAATGAGCTTATTGATTCAGTATCAATATCAACGCAACCAGAGGCTGAGTCTGGCACTGATAACACTAAGAAAATGACGCCGCTCAGTACAAAACAGGCTATCACCGCGCAAGTCGGAACAATCGGAACTGCTGCAAGTAAAAATATTGGGACAGCAGATGCAAATATTAGTGATAATGCTGGAATTCAAATACTAATTAGAGACCCAAGACGCAAATCTGTAGAGGATGCAAGTGGTGGAAGAAATACAGTAATTTACGATGCACAAGGCAATCCAAATGTGATGGTTGTCATCCCACGCTTTAACTATCAAGATTTAGGCTTGCCAGATTTACAGCTTGGAACTGGCACTCCTACTGCATTTCTAACCAACGGGGCGGCACGGGGTGAAATATTGATTGCTAAATATCTTGCAAGCGATGGAGGCTCGACGTGTTCTGTAGTCGGTGGCGTCCAGCCGCTAACCTCAGTTAATTATGATCAAGCCAAGGCTCGATGCACAGGAAAGGGCACAAATTGGCATATGATGTCAATGCACGAATGGGCTGCTATTGCATTATGGTCATTAGCTAATGACACAGTTCCGCGCGGCAATACAAACCATGGGCGTGCGCACGATAGGCTACTTGAAACAGCACGAAGATCAGACGGCGGAGCGCCAGGTGATTCTGCTGGTACGGGCCGGACGGATACGGGAAAAGGGCCTGCTACATGGACCCATGATCACACCGCGCACGGAGTGCATGATCTAGTTGGGAACGTGTGGGAGTGGCAAGATCAGATGATGCTTGAGTCTGGACAAATAAAAACAACAATTGATAATAATCCTGGCGCTCAAGAGCTGAGCTGGGCGTCTCAACCTGCATTTTATGATGCTGCGGGCGGAGCAGTTAAGTTGAACAGTCTAGCTACCGCCGCAGCTAGTGCAAATAGTGATTTTAAATCAATCACAAAAGATGCAGCTTATGTACCGAATGAGCTAATGAGAAGGTTGCTGCTGGAAACTGCAACTAGCAGCACGCTGGAAGGGAGGATTTACGTAAATAACGACGGGCAAAGAGTACCGTTCCGTGGTGGCAGCTGGAGCTACGGCGCTGGCGCCGGGCTTGCAGCGCTCTACCTCAACTACGCGCGTTCGGGCTCGGGCAGCATCATCGGTTTCCGTCCAGCTTTTTTTGCGTAAAGGTGATGACAATGCAATCAACATACATTTTTGAAGATCAGGTACACTCAGATTTTACACTCGATTTTATGCAGCAGATCGGTATGAATGCAGATCAAATCGACTCAGTGCTAAATCAACAGCAGTTTGAATTAACACAAAATATTGAGCGCAGGAAAGAAGCGTATAAAAAAGAATCAGATCCATTGTTTATAGAATGGCAATATGATCAAACTCCAGAATTAGAGCAAATTTGGAGGAGTAAAGTGTTAGAAATAAAGGGTAAATACCCAACAACTTATCACCAGTAACCTGCTCAAGACCTGATAATGGGCGTACTGCTGTTGGTTGAGACTTTAGCTGTCCAAGCACAGATAAATTGCCGCACAACTCAAAATCATCCTCACACAAATAAGGAGTTAATGATTCATCCCAATAATCTTTTGAATCATTAACGAATACAGAGGTGGGGTTTTTGTATCTAAAAGGGATTACAAGAATTTTAGCGTTTATCTTACTTTCTAATCGCTTTAGGTTGGATAGAAAGGTTAAATGAACAGGGGTGCTGTTTTGCGCGGAAGTGACGATCATGTTAAATCGTTTTTGCTTTACATACTCATGATAATCTCCAGCCAACGAGTCAAGCTTTGCGTTTACGTTAAACTCATCTTGCGCGTCTATGCCAGTTAATTTGCTTGCGGTCTCAATAGTGCCTGATTCGATATACCCCTGTTTAATAGCCTTAGCTTTAATCAATGCAATATGCTTTCTAACGCCCGCTGTGGTCATTTTTAGCTTTTCGGCTACCACCTCCATCGTGCTATTGTTTCGACACGCTAAAAACGCTTCACGTTGCTTTTCTGTGCAAAATTGAAGGTAGTTATCATCATTAAAATCAACCGACTTTGATTTGCACTGACCTTGCTCAATTCGTTCGTCAATTGACGGCTTATCGTATGACTGAAATTCATCATAATGCGACATGGTATATCCTTATTTAGTCATGCTAAGAAATTTAAACCAGTTGCGCGTGTTTTGTTGGTTGCGATATTGGAGTTTCATTTATTTGGCCGCCGTTAAGTGTGTGATGTTGGCACAGAGTCCAATACTGAATTTAGTATACTTATCTATTCTTAGATACCCACCAAACTTAAAGCCCATCCTAGTTTCACCTTGGCAGTCAAACATATAAGCCTCACCATCAATTAATTTTTTTGGTGCTGGCGTGATTGTGCCTAGATCGACAGTAGTCTTAAATATCTCTCTTTCAATCCATCCTCCCCAGAAATCTCCAGCGCCAAGCCTACCAACAAAGAATTTTCCATCTTCAACGTTAATAAGCGTAACCTTAACGCGTTCATTAGTTTGATATGCTTTACCAATTTCATAAATCATGCCGTCAACTTCAACCGTGTCAACTTTCGGCAATGTTGGCTGCCAGTTTGAAAGCTCGGTTACTAGGCTATTTAGCTCGATTACAGTGCAAACCAAATCCCATGCTGACATTGCAAGCGATACATTTTCAGATTGACGCCCAAGGTGATTAGCTAGCTCGAAATCGCCATCAAAAAACCATACATGTGTTTCAAACTCTCTACCACAACCAAAGTTCCCATTTAATCCATTTACCGCATCAATAATAGTTTTCATTTATTTAATCTCCATGCATACTTTCAAAATCTTACTTTTAAAATCATTAATTGCACCGCTTCTATAGGACTCAGTGCCATAGCGCGGTACATCATATGCCAGCATAACTAATGGAGTTGCATCGCTTTCCATACCTTGTGCAATTACAACTTCCATAACTTGATCTAATGACGCGCCACTTTGACGGGCTTTCATTACCGATTCAGCTACGGTTGTGACACCTTTGCATTGCTCATAAGTTGATGCTGATGCGTTGGCCGATAATAATAGTGCTGTTGCTAGTAATAGTGTTTTCATTATTTGTTATCCTTGCTTTCTAGTGTTCTTAGCAACCCTACAGACCATCTGCATGAATTACCATTATCTGCCCACTTAGTGTTTGTGACGTCTGCAGGGTGAAATAGTCCATCATTAACAAGCCGCTTTATATCCACAGGAGTTACCCCTACGATTTTTGCAACCTCAATAGATGACATCAAGGCATTTTTATTTAATGATTTTGTCCAATCTGGCATTTTGAAGGATCTATATCCATTAATCCCATACTCGCACACTCTTGGATCAATAAATCCACTGCATTCTGCCCATTCTTTATACTGGCTTTCAGTCCATCCTAAAGTTCGCTTTCCAATCATTAGTGGTTTTGGAAATTTCCCATCACGAACCCATACATATAAAGAAGTGCGCTTTCTATTTACAAGCTTGCACATTGCTTCTATGTCTATTAGCTGATTTGCGTTTGATGTTTTCATTTTCTTGCTCCATTGCGTTAGTTGACGATTGACAATGTAATTGTTATTAGTTATCTTGTCAACATCAAATTAAATAAAAGGTTTAGAAAATGAGCAATGTAGAATTAAAAGATTTCGAGTCGGCGGTTAAAGTGTTAGTTGCAGGTGGCAGCAAAATAAAAGGTAGCGTGATTCATTCGACCAAGTTGCACATGGTTTATGGCGTGCCAGTTGTTGATTGCGTTAAAGGGTCAGGTGCTGGTTGTGCTGGTGCTACTGATGACATTAATCGCAATAGTGTTTACTCGTTTAAAGCACGCGTTGAGAAAGCTATTGAGTTTATTAAAGACTAAAGTGCTATAATAAGCGCTCACTCATAAGAGGATTTACTATGCCATCTGGTAAGCCCGTCAAGGGTAGAGAAAATCGCAACAAATCAGGCGATCCAAAAAAAACTAAGTAGGTGTTTATGTTGAACATCATTGCAATGGTCGCCGTTATCGCGGCCATTTTATTATCTAAAAACAGATTCATACCAGTAACAATCCTAGCGTATTATTGCGCTTACTTTTGCTTAGAGGCCGGCTTATTTGGTTGGATAGATGACACTGGGATTGTGTCAGAAACCAGCTTTAACCTAGCAACTATATATTACATATCATTTGCAGCCATTGAACTTCTAATCATCATCGCGCTATGCATTAACACCAACAAGCATAAGAAAGTCGGCATTATCTATGCCTTTGTTGTACTCACCTCAATGGTTTATAACTCAATACAAGCCGTTAGCATGTCGATAGAGTCA